CAATGATGGCAGTTTTAATTTTCCAATGATGAATTTTGTTGTGTGTCATATGTTGATTAAAAAATATCATTTTCAACTCCCAGTGATTGCAGGTTCATCGGAAAGTGCAGATATTTTGCACTTTCCACAGCAACATTAAATGAGGTACAGCACCCACGGCAAGCATTTAAAATGAGAAATTCATTAGTCAACCGCAAATATGTATTTGATGTATCACCAGTACCTGAGAAACCATATGCTATTCAAATTGTTAACATGACTAATGATGTGCCATTTGCGACTACTCCTTTAGATAACATAAATTTAGAATGTGGTTATCTGAAGAGGCTTGCCGGTGTGACAGTTTCCGAGGAATATGCAATATCTAGCACTGGGTTATATGAGCAATTAGCTTTATTTGTTCATGAATTCTTGATATCAAATTTTGAACCTTTACCGTGCATCAGTAATTATGAAGAACTGTTTAGCAGTTGGTTACAAAATTTGGACTTCCCTATGTATCGAAAGAGGCAATATATGGAGGCCTTTCAAGATTTGTCAGCACATTCATATCAATTATCTAAGAAAGATTATAATTGTAAAAGTTTTGTTAAGCGAGAATTTTATGAAGAAGAAAAATATCCGAGATTTATTAATTCTAGGATGGATAAATTTAAGGTCTTAGTTGGACCATTTATTAAATTGATTGAGGAGGAAGTTTATAAATTAAGGTATTTTGTTAAAGGATTGAATTACAGTGGCATGGTTGATAGACTAAAATCTTTGCAAAAAATGGATTATATTATTGAGACTGATTATTCATCATTTGAATTATGTTTTTCATTAAATTATTGTCAATGTGTTGAAATACAGTTGTGGAAATACATGTTGAGTGAAAACCCTTTAATATTGAATGCCATATTAAGCTCATATTATGATGAACGAGGCCGTAGTCGATATCAAAAGTGTTACGGTCGTAATTATGATTATTGGCTAGAAGGCGTACGGTTATCAGGTGAAATGTGGACTTCTCTTGGCAACGGTTTTTCCAATTTGATGAATATGATGTATTTATGTAAAATAAATAATATTGAATATGATGGTGTTGTGGAGGGTGATGATGGTTTGTTTTATTTAAACTCAAACAAAT